TTCTCTTTTAATGCATCATTAACTTGTTCTAAAATAGTTTTAGGTTCACCACGTTCTTGAGTAGCACTATGACAAATCTTAATTCGTCTAATCGCTTGTGTCTCACCACTACTCAGATTAACAAAATCACGAACCCAATCTTTAATATATTTGTTGCGGTGATTATAAACTCGATAGACATATACTTGACCATTCGGTGCTATCGCTCCCCATATAATACTAGTATTTGCATCCCATCCCCAATCTATTGATACTATTCTCGGCCACCATGTAGGTATTGGGAATGATGGTATTACGTGTCTAGCATTATCTGGTTCATCTCTAAACGGTTGTAATCTCCATTCAGTAAATACTTGTCCTGCAAATGCAAACCAATCACCAAATGCTGCTCTACGTTCTGCTTCAGTTAATAACTGTAACTTAAGACCATACGTAGGGTCTATATGCGCTATGTTATCTTTAAGTTCAGCCGGTACAAATATTCTTTCTAACCATTTCCATTCATTTGTGATTGGGTCTTTAACTCGTTCTCGTAATCTCTTGAAGCCAAACGGAGCAGGCTTGATAAATCTGTCATAAACCCATTTATTCCCAATATTACCAGGGTTACCTGCACTCCTAACAATAGCTGGTAAAAATGGGTCGCTTGAACGTACACGAGTAAAAGATAAATACTGATATTGAAAGTACAGGAAATGAGTAAGTTCGTCCCATCGTAAGCAATGATACTCGTCCGTATCATATTCTCTAACACCCTGTTCAGTTTCAGCATGACCTAACCTATCGACCGCGCCATTAGGCCATTTCCATCTTTTCTTTTGCTCATTTAATACTGCACCAGTAGAAGGATAATATTTACGCTGCCTATCAAGTACCTCGCGCTCAATATCTGCGTAAGTACGACGCATATACAAGCCGCGATAGTTAGGATTATTATGGAATCCATATAGAACTGGTAACAAAACTAATACTTCAGATTTGCCTGGTCCTTTCTGACCACCATAAAATCCTTCAAAAATGGAGAATGGAAGACTTATGAATCTTTCTTGTTTAGGATTCGGCTTCCATTCTTTTAGTTCATTCTCAAACGGACTAGTAACCGATACTTCCATTTACTTATTCGGATTAGGAAATGTCTTATCTGCTGTAGCCGGTGCTTCTGGTTCTGGTTTAACTCTCAGATTTTTAAACCTATCAATACCATTCACAAGAGTCTTAGCCGCAGTAATATAATCTACAACTAGTGGCTTAATTTCTTCTTGCTTAAGCAAATCTTTTCCGAATGTCATTTCTAATGCTTCAACAAATGGTGCTGCTTGGTCAATAGCTTCATCAATTCGTTCTTGTTTAGTTGACTTACCTTTAATTCTTTCTACAAGAACCATTCCCATGTTAATCATGTTTAGAATCTGGAAATAATTAATCTTCATTCTGACTCCTTTATTAGTTAGTTACATTAAGCGCGTAAGAAATTGGGTTGCTACCCAGAAACATAATCCCGCTGCAATTAAACGATTCCAATAAGGATTACCCATTGGTAACGCTGCTAATAGAAAACAACCAAAAGCCAGTACTAGAAATACTAAGTCCATTACTTTTGCTCCTTATGATTTAAATCAGTATTCAATGCAGTAATTGTAGCTAACTTATCTCGTTCACTTTTTAAGTCAGCTACTAATACTGTCATTTCTTTAAGAGCCGCATTAGACTTCTCTAATTCTGCTTTAACTGCGGAAAGATTAGAATTAGTTGATGTATGAACTTCTTCAACTCGATTACTTATACCTTTTGATACTTCAAGAGATTCTTCAACTTTCTTTCCGGTTCTTACAGCTACAATGATATTAACTATTACCGCACCTAATGCAGTAACTAGAACACCAATACTAGCAATAAGAGTCACAACATCTGATAGAGAATAAGTCATTTTATCTGATTACTTCATTCATCCAATAAATCAATCAATACTTACGATTTCTCTAGCACGGTCCTGGTCATTCTCAGCTTTTTCAGGTACAAACTCTACAGTAGTACCTACAGCTAACTGATTAAATGTTTTACATTCCTTGGACACACATAGAAATGTCCAATGAAAAAAGTAATCTTTACTATCTTGTCCACCAATAAATCCATAGTTCTTCTTTATAGACTTGATACGACCACGCATCTTTTCCATATGTATCTCGCATCTAAAAATTTATTTTATTCCAAGATTAATCACTGTACCAGGCAAAATAATATTAATGGTTAATGTAGCAGATGGACCAGTACCCCATGTATTAGTACCTGATACAGTTAATACATGAATACCTGCTGTAGTAAATGTTACTTGCTGTGAATTAGTAACTGGTGAAGCTACTGCAACTTTATCAAGAGTTACATTATAATTAATAATTTGTTGTTCACTTGGCAAAGCATCCCAAGCAAATGTTTTGGTGATAGGTAATGTTTGTGCATGAATAGTAATAACATTATCTATTTTTGAGCATGAAACTGATGCAAATATTAGCGCGACTAACAATAGTTTTTTCATAAGTTATCCTCTAGATGCCTTAGCATAAATATCTACTGTACCACCTACAACAGCAACAGATACTCTATATCGTAATGCTCGACGTGGCCCAACAATAGATGCATGTTTATAACTAGATACAACTGCCCATGCTATTGTTGCTTCAATATGCCATGTGCCAGCAAATGCAGGGTCATGTGCAGATTCTATAACTACTGTACCAGCAGAAGTACCTGCACCAAAATTTACACCAACTTCAAATCTATCTGCTTCAGATGCTTGTGGTATTGCACCAGCAGCATTTAATGCAGATACTCCTGAAGCTACTAAAGCATCATATACTATTGGCATTTTAATTCCTATGAAGCTCGTTCAATCCGCTCAGGTGTAACATCAATAGTTTCAAAATTATTAGGTCCAATCTGTTGTGGACTGTAGAAATGAATATTGTTTGTAACTGATGGACCTTCAGATTTAGGTGTAGTCTTATCAACTACTTTAGATAGGTTAGCAGCAATAGAGGATAAGTCAGTAGCTTTTGAACCCTCTAACTTATCCTCTGTAATGTGCTTTAATGCAAGTGCGAGTTTATTCTGTGCTCGGCCCCGAATCTTATTTCTAACTTTATCATTATGTTCTTGTAGTTTGGTATCAATTCTACCTATCGCTGCATCATTTCTTGAAGTTGAATCATCAGCATATGAAGTTACTGCTGATGTAGAAACACCATAGGCTTTAGCTATCTCTTTAATTGTACCATTACCAGCAATCTTATCACCTGCAATTAATGCACGTATAGATTCTGGCGTTTCTTTACAACCATCCGGCCGACCTAATTTATCCATCTTTATGATAGATGAACTAGGACCAGACAGCCTATTCATTTCTAATTCAAAATCTTCATCTTCAACTACAAGCATTGGCATGTCATTACCCTATAATAAGTTGAGGCTCTTTAAGAGATGGAGATTGTGGCTGTAACTGATTGTTAAAAGTTAATTGCCGTAAAAATAAATTACCTGTGAACAGAATAATAATTCTTTCTTTAAGTGATAACTTCCATCTAGTAATTACTTGACCATCAGTAGTTTTAATTGCAGGTAATGGTAAATATTCTGGTTGGTCTTTAGCAAAAACTATTTCGTAACTTTTTGCTCCGGGTTGATTTGGTAATACTGGACTTATAGGTATCATGTTAATATCCTTTAACTTCTTCTATAGGACTTATAATCATTGAATCTGGTCTAATCTGTAATGGTATTCTCATATCTCTAGTTGATACTAATGGTACACGTTGAATACCTAACCATTCACTAGTACTTGCATCAGAACAATGATAAGGGATTCCATACATGCTGGTAGGATAGCGATAGGTAGTAATTACATTACTAACTATACCATCTAATCCTAACACCTTACCACCTATTATAGTGGTAACAGCACGTATGAAACCCCTTCTATTCATAACTTAGAATCTTTCTAGCTTAACAGCATCAACAATAAGAGTCTGC